TTACTGATAGTGTTTTATGTTCAGATAATGCCCGATGACCTTGTCATGCAGCTCCACCGATTTTGAGAACGACAGTGACTTCCGTCCCAGCCTTGCCAGATGTTGTCTCAGATTCAGATTATGTCGCTCAATGCGCTGAGTGTAACGCTTGCTGATAACGTGCAGCTTTCCCTTCAGGCGTGATTCATACAGCGGCCAGCCATCCGTCATCCATACCACGACCTCAAAGGCCGACAGCAGGCTCAGAAGACGCTCCAGTGTGGCCAGAGTGCGTTCACCGAAGACGTGCGCCACAACCGTCCTCCGTATCCTGTCATACGCGTAAAACAGCCAGCGCTGACGTGATTTAGCACCGACGTAGCCCCAATGTTCGTCCATTTCAGCGCAGACAATCACATCACTGCCCGGTTGTATGCGCGAGGTTACCGACTGCGGGCTGAGTTTTTTAAGTGACGTAAAACCGTGTTGAGGCCAACGCCCATAATGCGTGCACTGGCGCGACATCCGACGCCATTCATGGCCATATCAATGATTTTCTGGTGCGTACCGGGCTGAGAGGCGGTGTAAGTGAACTGTAGTTGCCATGTTTTACGGCAATGAGAGCAGAGATAGCGCTGATGTCCGGCAGTGCTTTTGCCGTTACGCACCACGCCTTCAGTAGCGGAGCAGGAAGGACATCTGATGGAAATGGAAGCCACGCAAGCACCTTAAAATCACCATCATACACTAAATCAGTAAGTTGGCAGCATTACCGCCCAGGGCAATGTTCTGCCTGTTCTGTACGGTGAAATGCGCGTGGGGTCGCGGGTGGTATCTCAGGAGATCAGCACGGCAGACGAAGGGGATGGTGGTCAGGTTGTGGTGATTGGTCGCTGATGCAAAATGTTTCATGTGAAACCGCCTGCGGGCGGTTTTGTCGTTTATGGAGCGTGAGGAATGGGTAAAGGCAGCAGTAAGGGGCATACCCCGCGCGAAGCGAAGGACAACCTGAAATCCACGCAGTTGCTGAGTGTGATTGATGCCATCAGCGAAGGGCCGGTTGACGGTCCGGTGGATGGATTAAAAAGCGTGCTGCTGAACGGTACGCCGGTCCTGGACAGCGAGGGGAAGACAAACTTTTCCGGTGTTACGGTGGTGTTCCGCGCCGGCGAGCAGGAGCAGACACCGCCGGAGGGGTTTGAATCTTCCGGCTCAGAGACTGTGCTGGGTACGGAAGTGAAATACGACACGCCGATCACCCGGACCATCACGTCGGCAAACATTGATCGTCTGCGCCTGACCTTCGGTGTGCAGGCACTGGTGGAAACCACCTCAAAGGGGGACCGGAATCCGTCGGAAGTCCGCCTGCTGGTTCAGATACAGCGTAACGGTGGCTGGGTGACGGAAAAAGACATCACCATTAAGGGCAAAACCACTTCGCAGTATCTGGCCTCGGTGGTGGTGGGTAACCTGCCGCCGCGCCCGTTTAATATCCGGATGCGCAGGATGACACCGGACAGCACCACAGACCAGCTGCAGAACAAAACGCTCTGGTCGTCGTACACCGAAATCATCGATGTGAAACAGTGCTACCCGAACACGGCGCTGGTCGGCGTGCAGGTGGATTCAGAGCAGTTCGGTAACCAGCAGGTGAGTCGCAATTATCATCTTCGCGGGCGCATTCTGCAGGTGCCGTCGAACTATAACCCGCAGACGCGGCAATACAGCGGTATCTGGGACGGAACGCTTAAGCCAGCATACAGCAACAACATGGCCTGGTGTCTGTGGGACATGCTCACTCATCCGCGCTACGGCATGGGGAAACGTCTTGGTGCGGCAGATGTGGACAAATGGGCGCTGTATGTCATCGGCCAGTACTGCGACCAGTCAGTGCCGGACGGATTTGGCGGCACGGAGCCGCGCATCACCTGTAACGCTTACCTGACCACACAGCGTAAGGCGTGGGATGTTCTCAGTGATTTCTGCTCGGCGATGCGCTGTATGCCGGTATGGAACGGGCAGACGCTGACGTTCGTGCAGGACCGACCGTCGGATAAAGTGTGGACCTATAACCGCAGTAATGTGGTGATGCCGGATGATGGCGCGCCGTTCCGCTACAGCTTCAGCGCCCTGAAGGACCGCCATAATGTCGTTGAGGTGAACTGGATTGATCCGGACAACGGTCATGAGACGGCGACAGAGCTTGTGGAGGACACGCAGGCCATTGTCCGTTACGGTCGTAACGTCACGAAGATGGATGCCTTTGGCTGTACCAGCCGGGGACAGGCGCACCGCGCCGGGCTGTGGCTGATTAAAACGGAACTGCTGGAAACGCAGACCGTGGACTTCAGCGTCGGCGCAGAAGGGCTTCGCCATGTACCGGGTGATGTCATTGAAATCTGCGATGATGATTATGCCGGTATCAGCACCGGTGGTCGCGTACTGGCGGTGAACAGCCAGACCCGGACGCTGACGCTCGACCGTGAAATCACGCTGCCGTCCTCCGGTACCACGCTGATAAGCCTGGTTGACGGAAATGGCAATCCGGTCAGCGTGGAGGTTCAGTCCGTCACCGACGGCGTGAAGGTGAAAGTGAGCCGGGTTCCTGACGGCGTTGCAGAATACAGCGTGTGGGGGCTGAAGCTGCCGACGCTGCGCCAGCGCCTGTTCCGCTGCGTGAGTATCCGTGAGAACGACGACGGCACGTATGCCATCACCGCCGTGCAGCATGTGCCGGAAAAAGAGGCCATCGTGGATAACGGGGCACACTTTGACGGTGACCGGCGCGGCACGGTGAATGGTGTCACGCCGCCAGCGGTGCAGCATCTGACCGCCGAAGTCACCGCAGACAGCGGGGAATATCAGGTGCTGGAGCGATGGGACACGCCGAAGGTGGTGAAGGGTGTGAGCTTCCTGCTTCGCCTGACCGTGGCAGCGGACGACGGCAGTGAGCGGCTGGTCAGCACAGGCAGGACGACGGAAACCACATACCGCTTCAGGCAGCTGGCGCTGGGGAATTACAGTCTGACAGTCCGGGCGGTAAATGCCCGGGGGCAGCAGGGCGATCCGGCGTCGGTATCGTTCCGGATTGCGGCACCGGCAGCGCCTGTCACTATTGAACTGATACCGGGGTATTTTCAGATAACGGTGGTCCCGAAACTGGCTGTATATGACCCGACGGTGCAGTTTGAGTTCTGGTTTTCGGAAAAGCGGATTGCGGATATCAGGCAGGTTGAAACCAGCGCCCGCTATCTTGGCACGGCGCTGTACTGGATAGCCGCCAGTATCAATATCAGGCCGGGCCATGATTATTATTTTTACGTTCGCAGTGTGAACACCGTTGGCAAATCGGCATTTGTGGAGGCCGTCGGTCGGGCGAGCGATTATGCGGAAGGTTATCTGAGTTTTTATAAAGGGTTGATCAATAAAACGCATCTCGGCAAGGAGTTGTGGACGCAGATTGATAACGGTCAGCTTGCGCCGGACCTGACTGAAATCAGGACGTCCATTACGAATGTCAGCAATGAAATCACGCAAACCGTCAATAAAACACTGGAAAATCAGAGTGCTGCAATCCAGCAGATACAGAAAGTTCAGGTTGATACAAATAATAACCTGAACAGCATGTGGGCTGTGAAGCTGCAACAGATGAAGGACGGACGCCTTTATATTGCGGGTATCGGTGCCGGTATTGAGAATACGCCAGCAGGAATGCAGAGTCAGGTGCTGCTGGCGGCAGACAGGATTGCGATGATTAATCCTGCGAATGGCAACACAAAGCCGATGTTTGTTGGTCAGGGCGATCAGATATTCATGAACGACGTGTTCCTGAAACGCCTGACGGCTCCGACCATTACCAGCGGCGGTAATCCTCCGGCATTTTCCCTGACACCTGGCGGACGGCTGACGGCGAAAAATGCCGATATCAGCGGTAACGTGAACGCGAACTCCGGGACGCTCAACAACGTCACGACTAATAAGAACTGTCGGGTTCTGGGAAAATTGTCCGCGAACCAGATTGAAGGCGATCTCGTTAAAACAGTGGGCAAACCTTTCCCACGGGACTCCCGGGCACCGGAGAGGTGGCCATCAGGGACCATTACCGTCAGGGTTTATGACGATCAGCCGTTTGATCGGCAAATTGTTATTCCCGCGGTGGCGTTTCGCGGTGCTAAACATGAGCGGAAGAATAACAATATTTATTCGTCATGCCGCCTGATAGTGAAGAAAAACGGTGCTGAAATTTATAACCGAACGACCCTGGATAATACGCTGATATATACGGGTGTTATTGATATGCCTGCCGGTCACGGTCACATGACGCTGGAGTTTTCTGTATCGGCATGGCTGGTAAATGGCTGGTATCCCACAGCAAGTATCAGCGATTTGCTGGTTGTTGTGATGAAGAAAGCCACTGCAGGCATCACGATTAGCTGAATTTTATAACCCAGATACGGGCACCAGAAATGGTGCCTTTTTTATTGCAGAAAAGCGAGAGGTAATTATGCGTAAAGTTTGTGCAGCCATTTTGTCCGCAGCCATCTGTCTGGCTGTATCCGGTGCGCCTGCATGGGCGTCTGAACATCAGTCCACGCTGAGCGCCGGGTATCTTCAGCCCCATACTGATATGCCAGGCAGCGATGACCTGAAGGGCATTAACGTGAAATACCGTTATGAGTTTACGGACACGCTGGGGCTGGTGACGTCATTCAGCTATGCCAACGCTGAAGATGAGCAAAAAACGCATTACAGCGATACCCGCTGGCATGAGGATTCCGTGCGTAACCGCTGGTTCAGCGTGATGGCGGGGCCGTCTGTGCGCGTGAATGAATGGTTCAGCGCGTATGCGATGGCGGGCGTGGCTTACAGCCGTGTGTCGACCTTCTCCGGGGATTATCTCCGCGTAACTGACAACAAGGGGAAAACGCACGATGTGCTGACCGGGAGTGATGACAACCGCCACAGCAACACGTCTCTGGCGTGGGGGGCTGGTGTGCAGTTTAACCCGACCGAATCCGTGGCCATTGACCTTGCTTATGAAGGTTCCGGCAGTGGCGACTGGCGCACTGACGGTTTCATTGTGGGTGTCGGTTATAAGTTCTGATTAGCCAGGTAACACAGTGTTATGACAGCCCGCTGGTTCAGGCGGGCTTTTTGTGGGGTGAATATGGCAGTAAAGATTTCAGGTGTACTGAAAGATGGGGCGGGTAAACCTGTCGTAAATTGTGCGATTGAACTGCGGGCCAGAAGAACCAGTCCGACCGTTGTGGCACACGTTGTTGCCACTTGCGTGACGGACAATAACGGTGCTTATGTGATTGAGGCTGAGCCGTGGTATTACGAGGTTGCGCTTCACTGTAACGGCTGGCAGCCAACCCGTGTCGGGGATATTGATGTGGCACCGACTGATGCACCGGGGACACTGAACGCGTTTCTGAATGCACCAAAGGATGGTGATTTACGTCCGGAGGTGATGAAGCGCTTTGAGGAAATGGTGGCGCAGGCGCAGCAGAGTGCCGGGGCTGCAGCCGGAAACGCACAGCAGACGGCGCAGGATGTGGCGGCAGCCGCAACGGCCCGTGATGATGCACAACGTTTTGCGGAGAAAGCCCGACAGGATGCAACCGTCACAGCTGAGGACAGAAAGGCCACTGCGGAAGATGTGACAAGCACAGGAGCAAATGCAGCCGCAGCCGGACAGAGCGCACAGGATGCCGCAGGTTATGCCCGCGCAGCAGAACAGGCCAAAAATGACATTGATGCTGCGCTGACCGGCACCCTGAAAACGGCTAACCATCTGTCTGAAATCGCAGCAGCAGGCGAAAAGGCACAACAGAAGTCCCGGGATAATCTGGGGCTGAAAAGTGCGGCCACGATGGAAGCACAGAGCGACATTTACGACCGGACAAAAGGCCGTCTGGCGATACCCGGCGCATTCGGCTTTGGGTGTGCTTTTCTGCCTGAAGATGTTATCCGTTTTGACACTAAGAGTGATTTCCTGGCCTGGGTAAGGAATGCGCTGCCAGGTGAATATTCCGTTGCTGGCCCTTACGGCATCATCATACCCGACACACGGTTTGAAGGGGTGCTCTGCATCCGGTGGACTGATGCACGCCCTGAGACAACAGAACCGCGGTACAGAGCCAAATCCCTTACTTTTTACGGCATTAACGGCCCCATTTATCATACCCGCTACTGCTACTGGCCCATATCCAGACTGACTGGCTGGGTGAAAATAAATATAACCACAGAAGATATTATTTACAGAATCGTGGCGAGCTCTGTCCGCAACAGATGGGGAGACCCTGACATTGGCGGGCTGATTATTGCTGCGTACCAGGGAGAAGCTGACGGTGATAAAGTCATCAGACTTGTCAGGGGGCAGTCATACAGAGGCTCACGACTGGGACCGGTGGGGATTTCAGTGCCCAGTACTCCCACCGGAACGTATATAGCATCCCCACAATTTTTCATTACGGGATGTTCAGAGCATTCATTACCGGGGTCATATTGCGCCCTGTCCGGGGTGCCGGATGCACATGTCTCTGGCGCAATGCCCGGGCTTTTTATTCGCACATCGTGAGGAATGCACCGTGGAAATTAAAAAAATCATTAATCCCCGTTATACCGAAAGTGGCGCAGTAGACTGTGACGTTTTTTTTGACGACAGGGACCAGGCAGTCCCCTACACAGCCACCGCTGATGATGTCGCACCGACGGGTCAGCAAATCTGGCAGGAACTGCAAAGTGGCAAATGGGGTGAGATAGCCCCATTCACTGTGACACCAGAAATGCTGGAAGCGGCCAGAGAGGCCAGACGTCAGGAAATTGAAGCATGGCGCACAGAACAGGAGGCGAAGCCGTTCACGTTTGAATGGAACGGTCGTATCTGGAATGCTGGTCCCGACTCACTGGGCCGCCTGTCCCCGGTAGTCATGCTGGCAAAATCTGTCACAGCACAAACACATATGGCGTGGAGCGATGCGGATAATCAGCAGGTGAAACTGTCGATGCCGGAACTGGAAGAACTGGCGGCAGCAATGGTGCAGGCGCAGGTCGATCGCAACGATGAGATTTATCGCCGTCAGCGTGAAATGAAAGAGGAGCTGAGCGGTCTGGATGATTTGGCTTCAATTCGGGCGTTTGACGTTAAGTAATGAATAAGCCGCAACTGGCGGAATCACAGAAGACCGCTTTGCTTACCGAGGCGGAGTCTGTCATCCGGCCGCCGGGGTGTGCGGTCAGGCTGAACAGAGAAACGGATGAATCCGGGGAGGCCCGGGGGCGGGCCTCTGTTTTTCCGGAGTCAGTCCGGTCTGTGGTTTATGCGATGTGATTATGAATGGTGCAGTTGTGAGCCGTTTTCAGACAATCGCAGGGCCAGTACCTCGTCAGTCAGCTGACGGTAAATCTGCTGTTCAGTCTCACGCATCACCTGTGCACCGGCTTCCCTCTCCGCATCCGCATCACCGCTCAGACCTGATGCTTTCAGCCGGTCAGCCACCCTCTGAGGGTACTCATTCTCCAGCATCTCATACTTCTGCTCTTCTGCCTGCGCCCAGCGGTCAGCTTCCGTACGCTTCAGTACAGCATGCCATGGTCCCCAGAGGGAGAACCAGTCCGTAAATTCATTCTCTTCACGGCTTCTGACCATGGCTTCGGCAGTGCGGAGGTCATTTGCTGTCACTCCCGACACGCCATAGAAACGCATTTCCTTCACGGCAGTGGAGAGCTGAAGTTTCTCTGCGAGCATGGTCTGGAAGGCCAGGTAGACTTCTATCTCATCCACAAAATGGAGAGTTCTGACTTTATCCCGGGCAATGTCCTCCAGAATTTCGAGGCGGAACATTTCCCTGCCCAGGGAGAGCAGAGCGCCGGTATCATTATCGAAAAGGCCTTCTGATGCCTGATGGACCAGGAGGGTTTTCCGGAGATTGTTCCATGTGAGCGCGACACGGTCCTCACAGCTCTCAGTGGCATCAGCAGCAACAGCGAAAGACTGCTGTCGAAGCTCCGCAGAGGCACTGAGTTTTTCCAGCCATGCAGCGACCTGTTCACGGAATCCGGAGGTATTGCGTGCAGAGACGGTATCGGAAAGGCGGTCAAGGAACGCGGAAAAGGTGTTGGCGTGCTCTTCATGTTCAAAAGCATGCCATATCTGTGATACATCAGATTGTTTGTTTTCCGGGAACCATGCTGTCACGGCATCAGCCAGGGGGCGATGGAGTGTATTCTGTTGTCCGTCACTCATGGAGAAGTAAATCCGTGGGCCGTGGTAGTCCGGCGAAGAGGTTAATCTTTGCAGGGCTTGCAGAGTGCGAGTCGACAATGGATTGTTATAAATATTAACATCTGCATAAATGTGCAGATTCATGATACTGTCTGGCAATGTGTTCAGCTGATTGTTAGGGATATATAGTGATTGCAGACGTTGTGGAAGTTCGGGCAGTCTGTGTAGTTGGTTTTCCCCAACGTTTAAAAGCCTCAGATTTTGAGGAAGGGGCGGTAGCTCTTGTAATCTGTTATCAAAAGCACTTAGTTCCTGTAGTTCACATGGTAATTCTGGTAAGGCAGTAAGCTGGTTGTTGCCAACAGAAAGTTTTTGTAGAGCCGGGGGAAGATCAGGTAGCGTCTCCAGGCTATTGAGAAGGGCTGAGAGTGACTGCAAGGAAGATGGAAGAGAAGGCAAACATGTTAAAACTCTGTTAAGTGAAACATCAAGAGCGACTAGGTGAGGCGGAAGAGCCGGGAGCCTGCTCAGTCTGTTATCGCTGGCTTTAAGTACAGTTAAGGACGGAGGGAGTTCTGGCAGAGAGCGTAGCTCATTGCTAGAGATGTTAAGTTCTTGTATGTGCGGGGGCAGGTATGGGAGAGAGCGTAATCTGAGTAAACTTAAATTGAGGGCTGGCTCTTGAAAAGCCAGACATATTTTCAGTAATCGAACTGCCTGTGTTCGGTCTTCTGTTGCAGCACCTTCCTTGGCCCAGTTATCCCAGATGCGGTGATAATCCGTGATATTTTGCTCTTCTACGGATAAACGGGATATACATCCTAAACCACAAAAGGAGCGGAAAAAAGAAGGATTGTGGACAGGTTTCATTTATTATTGATCCTCATTGTTTATATATTAATATATTCGTGCAAATGGAGTGAGGATTCTTTAAAAAAACGCGCCTGTAAATAGTTAAGAACAGGAAGAACTGTTGGGGATGTGGCTGGCCGAAAATGAAGGGGTGAAGTTCTGGCTCAATGTGCTGACTGAACTGAAAAAACGCGGTTGGTCGCCCTACCTTTTCATCAAGCCAGTAGTCTGCCCACCACAGCATCATTTCTCTGCGCTTATCGAGATACTGAGCATGGTTGTAAATTCAGCTAACCCAGTGCGTTGACAAAAAATTAGCGCAAGAGGACAAAAAATCACCTTGCGCTAATGCTCTGTATCAGGTCACTAATACCATCTAAGTGGTTGATTCATAGTGACTGGATATGTTGTGTTTTGCAGTATTGTGCAGTCTATTTTTTAAGCTAAATGTATTATAATGCATTGATATTAATGATTTTTACTGTTTCTCGGTCAGCTTTTTTTGCGAAGGCGGAGTTCGACCGCCTCTGGAAAAAATGATGCCACTGCTGGATAAGCTGCGTGAGCAGTACGGGGTCGGACCGCTATGCAGCGAACTGCATATTGCCCCGTCAACGTATTACCACTGTCAGCAACAGCGACATCATCCGGATAAACGCAGTGCCCGTGCGCAGCGCGATGACTGGCTGAAGAAAGAGATACAGCGCGTATACGATGAAAATCACAAGGTATACGGTGTGCGTAAAGTCTGGCGTCAGTTGTTACGGGAAGGTATCAGAGTGGCCAGATGCACTGTGGCACGTCTCATGGCGGTTATGGGACTTGCCGGTGTTCTCCGGGGTAAAAAGGTCCGTACGACCATCAGCCGGAAAGCCGTTGCCGCAGGCGACCGCGTAAACCGTCAGTTCGTGGCAGAACGACCTGACCAGCTGTGGGTGGCTGATTTTACTTACGTCAGCACATGGAGGGGCTCGTCTATGTGGTGTTCATCATTGATGTGTTTGCCGGATACATCGTGGGGTGGCGGGTCTCATCGTCCATGGAAACGACATTCGTGCTGGATGCACTGGAGCAGGCGTTATGGGCCCGTCGACCGTCCGGCACGGTCCATCACAGTGATAAAGGTTCTCAGTATGTATCGCTGGCCTACACACAGCGGCTTAAGGAAGCCGGATTACTGGCATCAACAGGAAGTACAGGCGACTCGTATGACAACGCGATGGCGGAGAGCATCAATGGTCTTTACAAAGCGGAGGTAATACACCGTAAGAGCTGGAAAAACCGTGCAGAAGTGGAACTGGCCACACTAACGTGGGTGGACTGGTATAACAATCGACGATTGCTGGAAAGGCTGGGCCACATCCCTCCGGCAGAAGCAGAAAAAGCTTATTATGCTTCCATCGGAAACGATGATCTGGCAGCCTGAGTTCACAGATAAAACACTCTCCAGGAAACCCGGGGCGGTTCAAACTGTTGCGAACCATACGCATCATATACAGCCATTGAATGGCCTTGCTCAGTTACAAATTTGGCAATCTGCCCGTTGTACACAGGATATCCGGCAGCATTGATAACAATTGGCTGAGAAACAGGGACGTGAGATCCGTCTTCATTCTCTACATAAACCTGAATCTGGTTTTCAGGATTTACCGGGTCAGTGTCAATTTTTCCGATATAAATTTTGCCATTGGCTACGGCTTTAAAAGAACGAGCCATAGTGAAGAGTTGCGAAGGCATCGATACGATCACATTGGCTGTAATGTCTGTCATTTAATTTGCTCCAGATACAATGAATCGCCGCAGCGTGGCTACGGTGAATTTTGGGCATAAAAAAAACCAGCCGAAGCTGGATAGTTGCGTTGGTTATCTGTCAGTAGTTATGTGCTTATTTAATTATTTATCTATCTATTGTTCTGCTGTAATTTGGCTTGAAAGTATAGGGCGTATCGCATTTGCAGCATTATTTAACGCTCTTTCATAAGCTGCCGTTCCTGCTTTGGTGTTTGCCAAACGAAGAAGCATATTCCTTGCGGCTTTGGACTCATACAAACGCATCATTGCACCAAAACCAGCCTCAAGCCCCATTGATACACCAAGAGTCGCAGTTGCGCCAATCGTCCTTATCCTGTTGGCTTGCGATTGCCCCGTCTGAGTTACTACATTTGCGGTGTCTGACCTTGCTGTTTGCTGTAGAACTTCATGAAGAGCATCAAGCTCTTTCATGTGCTTTCCAGAAAAAATAGTGTTGTAAATTTCACCGCCTGACTGAGATTTCAGCTTATTAACTTCAGTGATGAACTTGGCTGGAGAGTCACCGGCCTTTTCCGCTATTTTGCTGACGTAAGCTGCACGCATAGCATCTTTCCCTTTATCATCCAGTGCGCTCCAGATTCGTTTCACGTCAGATGGTTTTCTGCTTAATACAACGGTATTTATAAGTTCAGGACTGGCTTCACTGCTTGCCTTGTTGAGCTTGTTAGCAATGTTTTTATTAAGCACCTTATTATAAACGTTTGCATAATCGGAATTTGCTTTAAGGTATTTTGCTGCGTCTGATGCACCGAGGTTTTTAGCAACTGCGTTACGAAGGTCTTTTGACATTGCATTCTCTACCATATTGGTAGCTGCTTTTGCCTGGTTGGGGAAGACCATAGCATCTCCCTGAACATTAGATCTAAATGCTGTTCTGTGCTGACGCAAGAGATCAAACGTAACATCCAAATCAGTTGCAGGGTTTGCTAATTCTTCACGTAGGTTACGCAAGGATGTAAGCAGGCTTTGATTGGCAGACGTCCCAAGCCGTTCCTGTCTTGCGATCGCTGTATTCAGAGCATTCATGGTATTTGTGGTATCAACTGCGGCATTACCCATTTTATTGGTGACGTCATTGATAACAGCGCCAGCGGCATCCTTCCGCCCCCTTAACGTGGTGGTAAGAGATTTCACCACATCATCAGGGTTGTACTCACCAAAACGGTCAAAATAATTACTTACCAGCTTACTACGCGTTGCATATTGCTCCGCTCGCTTTGAGCCTGTCCCGAGCAAAGCCCCCTCGGCATCCTGAGTTAGGCCGCGAGTGAAAGCATTTTTCGGCGGGATAACATCAGATGTCATTGGTGTCACGCCCATCGATTCTGATGTGGCAATTTTCTTCGCCACTTCTGGCGCAATATCACCTTTTATAGCCGTTATTCCACGCCCTATTCCCTTTGCTGCTGCGGAAAGAACACCCTGAGCGGCAAGGTTAACTCCGGCATTTTTAGCTGCATTTTGTGCGAAATCGCCTTTCTGATTTGCGGCCTCTGCCAGTGATCCAATAGCCATGCTTCCTGCCGTTCCAACTCCTGGAACTAAATACCCACCAATTGTTTCACCGGCTTGCGCGTAGGGGTCTGTCGGTCTGTCTACTGGACGATAAACATCATCCAAAACCTTGGGTCCACCAAGCCCCTGACTGATTGCATTAATCAGACTTGCGCCGCCCTGCAATACGTCAAATGGTATGTTTACCAGACCACGACCAGCCTGTTCTGCAATTTGCCCTGCACTTTGACCACCAGTGAGCCAATCGCCAGCTTGTTGCATCAATGATGGTTCTTCCCGTGTTGGTGCATTATTGGCCTGATTAACTGTTTGTTGCTGAACAGCCTGACCAGCAAAATACTCATCAATGGCGGTGCCAATATCTTCGGTGCTCGTACCATCAGGAAAGGTAAATGTCTTACCGTTTGCAGTTACTTTCATCATTCCACCGTAAATTGAATGCCTGATTTTGAGGTATATGATCCAACCTGATTCCGTGGTTCTCCTGAAGGTGTCGAATCTTGTGCTGGCGCTGCGTCAGTATTCATTGACATATACCGCTTAACGGCACTCCCCAATGATTCACCTTTTTTAACATCCAACCCCAATATCTGACCGCCATTACGCGATTGTCCAGGGTTGCCATTCGCGCTCATCCACTCGGCTTTAAACTCATTAAACTGCGCGTTTCGTCGCTCAAGGTTTGCCATTGCATCAAGCCATCTTGCGACCGTCTCAGGGTTATCCATGTCAGTTGGCGCACCCTGTCGAACGATCTCAACGTCTTTATCCGTTGCTGGGCCGGGAGGTAGGAATTTAAGAACCTGACTGTTAACAAGGGCATTTTGGCGAATGCGCAAATCACGCAATGTTGTATCGCTTCCGGTAAGTTTTGCGAACATGTTCTGTGCGTTACCGAACAAACCTGTCGTTGGTTTTTCTGCTCTGAACTGTTGAGCAAGCGCACTCATAGAATTGGCTGAGTTTGATGATGCTGTAGCATTGTTTACAGCCGTCTCGATGCCTTTTTCCATGTTTACTGACAGCTTAGGTGCTTCGCTAATCAACTGCTGAGCCTTTTCCTGCGCTTGCTGCATCTTAAACCCGAACTCTTGCTGATCCAGAGCCAAGCGTTGTGCTGCGATATTGTGCCCAGTCATTGCTGACTGATAGGAAAGGTTTTGCCCTCTCGCCTGAAGTGCTTCTCCAGCCTGATTGCTGCGGATTGTCTCTGCCAGCCTGCCTCGGTCAATTTCACGACCAGCCATCTTGTCCTGAACATTGAAGTAATCAATCGGACCAAGAGCAGCCATTCCAAGGTGATCAACAAACTCACCAAATCCTGAAGGATTCTGCTGATACATCTGAGCAACGCTGTTAGGGTCAACACCGACGCGCGCCAGCTCATTGGCGTTGTTTTGCAGCCATGATTGCATTGCTTCTGGAGACGAGGCCGCAAGGCGTGCGCCAGCCGCTAAGGTGCCGATAGAATTACGCTGGTCTTCATCAATGAATCCCATGCCTTTACGAACGGATTCAATCTGGTCTGGATATTGATTAGCCAACTGACGCAAAGCACCGCGATCACCAGACGCATAAGCATTAGCGTACGCCTGCTGAAATTCTTTCTGCCGCTGAGCCTGATTTTCCTGCTGAAACACCCCTGCAATACCTGAAAGGCCTTGCAAAGCAGTCAGCCCAACATTGTTAGCGCCTGAACGCTCAATATCATTGTTCTGCCTGATAAGCTGAAGCGTATTGCCGATGTCATTTACGCTCGGAGCGTTTGAGTTGACGCCGCCGATACCAGCTAACAATCCGCCATTTGATCCTTGCCAAGTAGCCATGATTACCCCTTAAAACAACGAGCCAAGCAATCCGATACCAGCACCAATGCCAGCGCCCCAAGGTGTTGATGTTCCCAAAAGGCTGGCAAGACCTGCACCGGCAATCGCACCAGATGTTCCGCCACTAATTGCAGTCTGAAGACTTGATGGTTTATTGGCATTAGCAGCGGCAAGAGCTGCGCTTTGCTGTGCAATGCTGCTCATGTTGTTGGCGTACGTCTGCCCGGCGTTTGCCTGACCTTGCAGCGCACCAAGCCCAACGTTTGCCAGATTGTTGTAATTGCTCATCTGGTTTGATAACCAAGACTGACCGAGAGTCGGCGCGATCGTAGCCAGTTGATTGCTTGTGGCTGTCGAACCAAGTCCACCCGTCGCCTCCGCAGCAGCAAGACTCTGGTAACGAGCCTGACCTGCAAGGTCTTTATACTGCTGAGAGTTGTAATACTGATTAAGTGCCTGCCCCTGACCTTCTAAACTGGAAAGGTTCTGAAGCTGGTTAACATACTGCTCCGCAAGAGGCGTGAACGGAGTAAGGTTTTTCATGATCGTCTGCCACTGCTGATTTTGCAGGTCTGCGGCATACTTCTGTGAACCGCCCCGGGTTTCCTGGAGAGTGTTTTATCTGTGAACTCAGGCTGCCAGATCATCGTTTCCGATGGAAGCATAATAAGCTTTTTCTGCTTCTGCCGGAGGGATGTGGCCCAGCCTTTCCAGCAATCGTCGATTGTTATACCAGTCCACCCACGTTAGTGTGGCCAGTTCCACTTCTGCACGGTTTTTCCAGCTCTTACGGTGTATTACCTCCGCTTTGTAAAGACCATTGATGCTCTCCGCCATCGCGTTGTCATACGAGTCGCCTGTACTTCCTGTTGATGCCAGTAATCCGGCTTCCTTAAGCCGCTGTGTGTAGGCCAGCGATACATACTGAGAACCTTTATCACTGTGATGGACCGTGCCGGACGGTCGACGGGCCCATAACGCCTGCTCCAGTGCATCCAGCACGAATGTCGTTTCCATGGACGATGAGACCCGCCACCCCACGATGTATCCGGCAAACACATCAATGATGAACACCACATAGACGAAGCCCCTCCATGTGCTGACGTAAGTAAAATCAGCCACCCACAGCTGGTCAGGTCGTTCTGCCACGAACTGACGGTTTACGCGGTCGCCTGCGGCAACGGCTTTCCGGCTGATGGTCGTACGGACCTTTTTACCCCGGAGAACACCGGCAAGTCCCATAACCGCCATGAGACGTGCCACAGTGCATCTGGCCACTCTGATACCTTCCCGTAACAACTGACGCCAGACTTTACGCACACCGTATACCTTGTGATTTTCATCGTATACGCGCTGTATCTCTTTCTTCAGCCAGTCATCGCGCTGCGCACGGGCACTGCGTTTATCCGGATGATGTCGCTGTTGCTGACAGTGGTAATACGTTGACGGGGCAATATGCAGTTCGCTGCATAGCGGTCCGACCCCGTACTGCTCACGCAGCTTATCCAGCAGTGGCATCATTTTTTCCAGAGGCGGTCGAACTCCGCCTTCGCAAAATAAGCGGAAGCCTGGCGAAGGATATCGTTACTGCGGCGCAGTTCACGATTTTCACGCTCCAGCTCTTTCAGACGCTGACGTTCAGCGGTGGTGAGCCCTCCATCACCGCCCCCGGTATCCCGCTCATGCTGGCGAACCCAGACACGCAGAGTCTCCGGCGTACAGCCAATCTTTGGAGCAATGGAACAAATTGTCGCCCATTGTGAGTCATATTCGCCCTGACTTTCCAGAACCATACGGACTGCCCGTTGACGGACTTCGGGGGAAAAACGAGTATTTTTAGTCATCCTGTTTACCTCTTTCTCAGGAAGTTTAGTCTCCAGGATTCCCGGGGCGGTTCAGTTCTATTTTCCGAATTTGCTGAAGTATGACCCTGATCAGTTCGGTCCGGATTTAATTGAGCAACTAGCTCAATCCGGTAAGTATTCGCAGGATAACACCAAAGGCGATGCCATGATTGGCGTCAAGCAGCCTTTACCAAAAGCAGTTTTAAGAACTCAGCATGACAAAAATAAAGAAGCAATAAGTATCCTGGATTTTGGTGTTATTGATGATGGTGTGACAGATAATTACCAGGCAATACAAAATGCAATAGATGCCGTTGCTTCACTACCCTCCGGCGGGGAGCTGTTTATCCCTGCGAGCAACCAAGCGGTGGGGTATATTGTTGGATCCACTTTGCTTATTCCTTGCGGTGTTAACATCAGAGGGGTTGGTAAGGCATCGCAACTCCGAGCAAAAAGCGGACTTACAGGATCTGTGTTAAGGCTGTCTTATGGGTAATGACTCCAACTTACTGATAGTGTTTTATGTTCAGATAATGCCCGATGACCTTGTCATGCAGCTCCACCGATTTTGAGAACGACAGTGACTTCCGTCCCAGCCTTGCCAGATGTTGTCTCAGATTCAGATTATGTCGCTCAATGCGCTGAGTGTAACGCTTGCTGATAACGTGCAGCTTTCCCTTCCTTCAGGCGTGATTCATACAGCGGCCAGCCATCCGTCATCCATACCACGACCTCAAAGGCCGACAGCAGGCTCAGAAGACGCTCCAGTGTGGCCAGAGTGCGTTCACCGAAGACGTGCGCCACAACCGTCCTCCGTATCCTGTCATACGCGTAAAACAGCCAGCGCTGACGTGATTTAGCACCGACGTAGCCCCAATGTTCGTCCATTTCAGCGCAGACAATCACATCACTGCCCGGTTGTATGCGCGAGGTTACCGACTGCGGCCTGAGTTTTTTAAGTGACGTAAAACCGTGTTGAGGCCAACGCCCATAATGCGTGCACTGGCGCGACATCCGACGCCATTCATGGCCATATCAATGATTTTCTGGTGCGTACCGGGCTGAGAGGCGGTGTAAGTGAACTGTAGTTGCCATGTTTTACGGCAATGAGAGCAGAGATAGCGCTGATGTCCGGCAGTGCTTTTGCCGTTACGCACCACGCCTTCAGTAGCGGAGCAGGAAGGACATCTGATGGAAATGGAAGCCACGCAAGCACCTTAAAATCACCATCATACACTAAATCAGTAAGTTGGCAGCATTACCTGTCTTATGATTCAGACACTATCGGCCGTTATCTGAGAAATATACGAGTAACTGGTAATAACACCTGCAATGGTATTGACACAAACATTACAGCAGAAGACTCTGTCATCAGACAGGTTTATGGCTGGGTATTTGATAATGTAATGGTGAATGAAGTTGAAACCGCTTATTTAATGCAAGGGCTCTGGCACTCAAAATTTATAGCATGTCAGGCTGGAACCTGTAGAGTCGGTCTTCACTTTTTAGGCCAGTGCGTAAGTGTTAGTGTCAGCTCCTGCCATTTCAGCAGAGGAAATTATTCTGCTGATGAAAGCTTTGGCATCAGGATTCAGCCTCAAACGTATGCGTGGTCGTCAGAGGCAGTTAGGTCAGAAGCAATAATTTTAGACAGTGAGACCATGTGCATTGGTTTTAAAAATGCCGTCTATGTTCATGATTGCCTTGATTTGCATATGGAACAACTGGATTTAGATTATTGCGGTTCAACAGGCGTGGTTATAGAGAATGTAAACGGAGGATTTTCTTTCTCAAACTCATGGATAGCAGCAGATGCCGATGGCACTGAACAATTTACGGGGATATATTTTAGAACGCCGACCTCAACGCAGTCACATAAAATTGTCAGTGGTGTTCATATCAACACTGCAAACAAAAACACGGCTGCAAACAATCAAAGTATAGCGATAGAACAGTCGGCGATCTTCGTCTTTGTAAGTGGTTGTACGTTAACTGGTGATGAATGGGCTGTAAATATTGTCGACATCAATGAATGTGTTTCTTTCGATAAGTGCATATTCAATAAGCCTCTACGCTATCTTCGTAGCGGTGGCGTGTCAGTTACTGACTGTTATTTGGCTGGCATTACCGAGGTGCAGAAACCGGAAGGCAGATACAATACGTATCGTGGCTGTTCAGGCGTACCGTCTGTAAATGGGATCATTAATGTCCCAGTTGCGGTAGGTGCCACAAGCGGATCTGCAGCTATACCGAACCCGGGGAACCTGACATACAGAGTAAGAAGCCTTTTTGGTGACCCTGCATCAAGTGGTGACAAGGTTAGTGTTTCCGTGGTGACAATTAATGTTACTCGCCCAAGCCCAGTAGGAGTCGCGCTGCCTTCAATGGTTGAGTATCTGGCCATCTGA